GATCCATTGACGCCACGTTCACCGACCGCGCTGTCGGCCCCGCGCCAATTTCAGGCGATCTGATCGAGGTCGAGTGCTCTGGCGTCACGACGCGGATTCGGATAAACGGCGTGTTCATCGTTGAGTTCGACGATTCGACCTTCGCTGTGACTGGCGTTTCTGCTGGACTTCAGACAAGTGGCGCGGTGCTGACGTACTTCGATTCGCTGCTGGTCAAGAAGTTGTAGTCTCCCGACAAGGGAGATCGAAAATGAAAATGTCGGAACAGTTGACAGGTGTGCAGGCAGCCCGTGGCATCGCTGCGCTGCTGGTGGTCGTCCACCATTGCGCGGGCACGCTTGCATTGCCAAAGTACGCAGGCGTTGCCTTTGCCGGGGGCTACTTTGTGCCCTTCGGCCGGGCCGGCGTTGACTTTTTCTTTGTGCTCAGTGGTTTCATCATCGCGTGGATTCACTCGGGCGATGTCGGCGACCGCTCACAGCTCGGTCAGTACACCGCCAAACGCTTGGCCAGAATCTTCCCCATCTACTGGGTGATTTTTGCGCTGCTGGTCGCTATCTATGCGGCTGCGCCAGGACTGGGCCTTGGCCATGAGCGGTCGGCAGCGTCGATTCTGAGCGGTGTTGTCCTGCTGCCGATGCCGACAGCGCCCATCGTGGGCGTGGCCTGGACCTTGTCCCACGAGATGCTGTTCTACGCACTGTTCGGGCTGTGCATCTATTCGCGTCAAGTTGGGAGAGCGGTTGTCGCGGTATGGGCCGTCGCAGTGGTCGCAGCACTGTTTGTGCCGGAGCTGCCGTACCCACTAGCCTTTGTGTTGAACGTGAAGAACCTGGAGTTTCTCTTTGGCATCGGTGTTGCGGTGCTGCTTCGCAAGGCGGGCGCGCAGCACACACGCTTCACGCTTGGCCTAGTCGTGGCGGGCGCGCTGATGTTCGCTGCTACCGCGTGGCTTGAGCTGAGTACGGTTGAATTCCGGCATCGGCCAGAGACGCTCATTTATGGCCTTGGCGCAGCGCTGATCCTTTTCGGTCTAGTCCAAGCTGAGCGCGCTGGCCGCCTGCCAAAAGTGCCTGCTGTGTTGCGCTTGATCGGCGATGCGTCGTATTCGATTTACCTCTTCCACTTCACGATAGTGGTCGCGCTTATCAAGGTCTGCAAGTCGCTGGGCTTGCTGTCGTTGGTAGGGCAGGGGCCGTTGATCGTGCTGTTGACCTGCGTTGCGACCGCGCTCGGGGTCGTCATCTATCGATACGTCGAGCGACCTTTGACACGCGCAGCTCAGCGAGCGCTTGTCGGAAGACTGCGACCGGCTGCGGCCTGATTTCCCAGCCCCTGCCGGTGCCCAGCTAAGTTCAACGGGAAGGTCTGCCAGGTCGCTGACGCACCAGGTAGCTAAGTGGATGAACCTCCAACCCGCCCACCCTTTTCTCAACCGTCCTTGAAAGGAACTGACATGCTGAAACGCATCGCATCATGGTGGCGCAAGCGCCAGGAACGTCGCCTTTGGAGCGTAGAGCGGCAGCTTGAGAACCTGCGCGTGCTGGTGCAAATGGATCACCGATGGCTCGCCAGTGACCCGGTGGCCGACGCGCTCACCCATCGCTATCTGAAGGCGCTAGACGAGCATTGGTACAAGGCCAGCACCGAGGATGTAAGCCAGCTTCGCGAACGCCTCGGGCTGTGCCCGCACAAGGCCAAGCGGACTGCCGCCTGACTTTTCCCATGTACGAGAACTGACCACCATGACCGACACGCGCTACCCGCTCGAAATTTGCAACACGGGCGACGACACGTACATCGTGATGAGCAAGGGGCATCACGCCCCGGCGATCTTCATGGCTGCCGTCCGTGAAGCCGGCTACGACTGGCCGCTGGGCATGCCGACGCACCGCTGGGTCAAAACAGTGCCTTGCTCTCGCTCCTGCGGCGAGCACCACTGCCACTACGAGATCCGAGACACGCCGCGCAAGGGCTGGTGGCCGGCCACCTACTCGCACGAAGCGTACGGTGAAGACCAGTACGTCGAGCCGGTCCCCGCCTGATTTTCCAAGCCCCGAAAGCTGCCCCTTAGAAAGCACACCATGATCAACATGAACATCGCCAGCGACGACTATCCCAGCAGCACGTCCTACGACGCCAGTCCCTGCATCTACCTGACCAGCGACCAGGTCGAGGCGCTGGGCATCAAGGGCATGCCTGCGCCTGGCACGGTGTTCATGCTCGCCTGCAAGGCGTTGGTGACCAGCACCACGGCAACGGCTGAAGAGCCCGACGAGGCGAAGACCGAAGGCAGCGCGCCCGACGTTTCGCTGTCGCTGCGCATCACCGACATGGAGGTGACGCAGACACCCGGCAGTGCCAAGAAGCTGTACGGCGACTGAGCTGCACCGCCCCGCGAGCAAGCCGCCCACCGAGGCGGCTTTTTCTTGCGCGCTCGGGTGGTGTGCATACCGCAGCGGTCCGGCGGGACATTGACCACGTGAGCAAACACCACGACCCCCTCGACGCCGAAGCAGGCACCGCGCGCAACGACGCGGCCCGCCTGGCGCGTCAGGTCGAGGCGAATGACTGGAAGTGGCTGATGTCGTCCAAGCAAGGCCGTCGCATTGCGTGGCGCTTGCTGGACAAGGCCGGTGTGTACCGCACCAGCTTCACCGGCAACAGCGAAACCTTTTTCAAAGAGGGCATGCGCAACATGGGGCTGTTCATCGTGGCCGAGATCCAGGCCCACAGCCCTGAAGCGTACGCCCTGATGCTGACCGAATCGAAGGCAAGCACATGAGCGAATCCACGTTGACCGCGGGGGCAGAGAACACCGACGCCGCGACAACTTCGAGCGCTGCCGAAGCGCCAGCCGGGGGCACCACGCTCCTGGCCAGCGGTGAAGCAGCAACCACGCAGCAGCCTAGCGCGGCGCAAGCCGAGACCCAGCTCGCGGCAGAAGGCAAACCGGCAAGCGACGAGACCGCCGCCCAGGGTGCGCCCGAGACCTACACCGAATTCACGGCACCGGAGGGCGTCACGCTCGACCCGGACACCGCCACCGAGTTCGCGAGTCTCGCCAAGGACTTGGGCCTGAGCCAGGACAACGCGCAGAAGGTGGTGGACGCCGCTGCCAAGTTGACGTTGAAGAGTGCCGAAGCGCAGACCGCGCAAGTCGCCACGATCCACGCCGACTGGGTGCAGCAGTCCACCGACGACAAGGAGTTCGGCGGCGACAAGCTGGCCGAGAGCCTTGCCACGGCGAAGGCCGCCATGCAGGCGACCGCCACGCCCCAGCTGCAGATGCTGCTCGACCGCAGCGGCCTCGGGAACCACCCGGAAGTCATCCGGCATTTCCTGAAGATCGCGCCCGCGTTCGCGCCCGACAAGTTCGTCCCAGGTGGCACCGCGCCGCCTTCAGGCAACAAGTCGGCCGACAAGGTTCTCTACCCCAACAACGCCTGAGCGCATAGCGCGCACGAAAGCACAACATGGCACTTCTCTCTACTGGCGCACTGACCCTGGCTGACTGGGCCAAACGACTCGACCCCGATGGCCAAGTGCCCAAGGTCGCCGAGCTGCTGTCGCAGACCAACGAGATTCTCGAAGACGCAGTGTTCATGGAGGGCAACCTGCCCACCGGCCACCGCTTGACGATCCGCACCGGTCTGCCGCAAGTCTTCTACCGCATGATCAACCAGGGCGTGCCGACTTCCAAGTCTCTGACCGCTCAGATTGACGAAGCCTGCGGCATCCTGGAAGCACGCAGCCACATCGACGTGGAGCTGGCCAAGCTGAACGGCAACACCGCCGCCTTCCGTCTGTCTGAAGACCAGGCCTTCATCGAGGCGATGAACCAGACGATGGCCGGCGCGCTGTTCTACGGCAACCCCGCCACCGACCCGCGCCAGTTCCTGGGCTTGCAGACCCGATACTCCAGCCTGGGTGCGGGCAACGGCCAGAACATCCTGGACGCTGGCGGCACCGGCTCGAACAACTGCTCGATCTACTTGGTCGTGTGGGGTGAGAACACCGTCTTCTGCCCATTCCCGAAGGGCACCAAAGCCGGCCTGATGCACCAGGATCTGGGCGAAGAGTCGGTGCCTGACACCAACAACAACTTCTTCCAGGCCCTGCGTGCGCTGTACCAGTGGAAGAACGGCGTGGCCGTCAAGGACTGGCGCTACATCGTCCGCATCGCCAACATCAACGTGACCGACCTGACGACCCAGGCCACCACGCAGTCGGCCACCGCTGCCACGCAGATTATCAACCTGATGAGCCGCGCGCTGGACCGGGTGCCGAACCTGGCGATGGGTCGCGCTGTGTTCTACGCCAACCGCACCGTCTACTCGATGCTGCGCGTCGCTGCCCTGAACAAGAGCAACGCTGCGCTGTCGATCACGCAGGCGCTGACGCAGTTCGGCACGCCTTACGCGATGACATCCTTCTTGGGCGTCCCGCTGCGCAAGGTGGACCAGCTGCTGAACACCGAGACCCGCGTCGTCTAAGCCCGGCCGCCTCGCAACTTCTCACGAAAGCACATCATGATCCTCGACAACTTTCTGATGCTGTCCGGCGCCTACTCGGCGGCCGGCGTCCTGACCGGCCAGCTGATCACCGCGAACAGCACGCTCAGCACCAACACCATCGACCTGGGCCCGCTGACTCTCGGCGGCAACCAGGTGGGTGACACGGGCGCTGGCGAGCCTCTGGAGCTGGCCATCAGCATCCTGGTTGCCCCGACGGTGGCCACCACGGTGCAGTTCCAGCTGATCCAGGCCGATGACGCCGCGCTGACCAGCAACGTCCAGGTGATCAACCAGACCGACGCATTCCCGATCGCTTCGCTGCCAGCGGGCACGCTGGTGCCCCTGCATTGGGACCAGGCCGCGCCGTACGCACCGAAACGCTACGTCGGCATCCGCTACGTCAGCACCGGCTCGACCGTCGCCACGCTGTCGGTGGTGGCTGCAACGACCAAGAACATCCAGTCGCTGAAGAACATCTACTTCAAGTCTGGCTACCTGGTCAGCTGATCCTGCGGGCCGGTGATCCCGGCCCTTCTTTGCCCAACCCCACACGCAAGGCAACCACACCATGAACACAGAAACAAAACGCGAGCCGGTCAAGTACACCGTGCTGGAAAAGTCCCTTGTCGGCAACGAGATATTCGAGGCCGGCCAGACCTGCGAATACGACGGCATGCCGTCGGAAAACCTCGCACCCACCTGCGACGTGGGCCGCGCCCGCTACCAGGAATACCTGGACAGCAACAAGGCCCGAGTGGCCAAGATGCGCGCCGAGAACGCCGAGTCTGGCGTGGGTGATGCCGACGCGTTTGCCAAGGCCGTCACCAAGGCGCTGGCTGAAAGCAACGCCGCGCACGAGGCCAAGTTCGACACCTTGGCCGCTGCGATGACATCGATGGCCGAAACGATGGCCGCGCTGGCGAAGGCGCAGACGCCTGCCCCGACGGGCAAGGCCAGCAAAACGCCCCCGGCAGAGCCGCTGGTCTGACCAGCGCCTGACCCCAACAGCCGGGCGCCCCGAGTGATCAGGGCGCCCGTTTTCATAAACAGCGAGGTGAGCCAGTGGCATCCGAAGTCGACATCAGCAACTTGGCCCTCGCGCACCTGGGTGACTCGGCGACCGTCGCCAGCATCAGCCCGCCCGATGGCAGCGCGCAGGCCGAGTATTGCCAGCGCTTCTACCCCATCGCGCGCGATGCGCTGCTGGAGATGCACGACTGGGGCTTCGCCACCAAGCGCGTGGCGCTGGCGCAGCTGAGCGTCAATGCCGCCAGCGGCTGGGCCTACTGCTACGCGCAGCCGACGGATCTGCTGAACAGCATCGCCGTGCTGGACCCGGCCGCGACCGACGACACCAGCGTGGGCATCACGGCACCGCATGGGTGGACCGAGACACCGCTGACCAATGGCGGCGTCTACACACCCCAGCCCTACGTGCTGGAGAGCGCGGCCGACGGCACGGACATCATCTACACCAACCAGGCCGGGGCGGTGCTGCGCTACGTGGCCGGGGTGACCGACACTACCAAGTTCAGCCCGCTGTTTGTCAAGACGCTGGCCGCATCGCTGGCCTCGATGCTGGCCGGCTCGATCCTGAAGGGCGACGCCGGCGCGGCCGCCGCAGCGCGCTGGGAGATGATCGCCTTCGGCCAGGACGGCAAGTCGGGCCTGTTCGGCAAGGCGGCCGGCAGCGACGCCAACCAGAAGCGCACCACCACGCGCGACCGGCACCAGGTCAGCTGGATCAACGGGCGCTGATTCAAGATGAGCCGCGCATATTCCCGCAGCTTCACCGGCGGCGAGCTCACGCCCGAGTTCTTCGGGCAGATCGCTGACGCCAAGTTCCAGACCGGCCTGGCCCTATGCCGCAACTTCCGCATCTTGCCGCACGGCCCGGTGCAGAACCGTAGCGGCTTCGAGTTCGTGCGCGAGGTGAAGGACTCGACCAAGCGCACCCGGCTGATCCCGTTTGAATACTCCACCACGCAGACGATGGTGTTGGAGATGGGCGAGAGCTATGTGCGCTTCCACACGCAGGGCGCCACGCTGCTCAGCGGTGCCGTGCCCTATGAGGTGGCCACCGGCTATACCGCAGCGAACCTGAGCACCCTGCGCTATGTGCAGTCGGCTGACGTGCTGACGCTGGTGAGCACGCAATACGCACCGGCTGAGCTCAAGCGCATGGGTGCCCTGAGCTGGACGATGACGCCCATCACCTTCGCCACGACGCTGCTGCCACCCGCGTCGCCGACCGCAGTGGCCACGCCAGGCGCCACGCCGGGCACGCCGATCAGCCACACCTACGTGCTCACGTCAGTGGCCAGCAACAACATCGATGAGTCGCTGATCTCGGCCACGGCCACCTGCTCGAACAACCTGTTCGATACCGGCGCGAAGAACACCATCACCTGGACAGCCGCCACTGATGCACTGCGCTACAACGTCTACAAGCTGAGCAACGGGCTGTACGGCTACCTGGGCCAGGCGTCAGGCACTAGCTTCACCGACGACAACATCACGCCCGACATCGGCAAGACGCCGCCCGAGGCCAGCAACCCCTTCGCAGGCGCAGGCGACTACCCCGGCGCGGTGACCTACTTCGAGCAGCGCCGGTGCTTTGGCGGCACGATCAACAAGCCGCAGAACCTGTGGCTCACGCGGTCGGGCACCGAGTCAAACCTGACCTACAGCATCCCGACGCGCGACGCCGACAGCATCAGCTTCCGCGTGGTCGCGCGCCAGGCCAACACCGTGCGCCACTTGGTGCCGCTGTCCAACCTGTTGGCGCTGACCAGTTCGGCCGAATGGCGGGTGACCAGCATCAACACCGACGCGCTCACGCCCACATCGATCTCGGTCAAGCCGCAGAGCTACATCGGCGCCAATGATGCGCAGCCGGTGATCGTCAACAACAACGTGATCTACGGCGCCGCACGCGGTGGCCACGCCCGCGAGATGGCCTACAACTGGCAGGCCGGTGGCTATGTCACCGGCGACTTGAGCCTGCGCGCACCGCACCTGTTCGACGGGCTGGACATCGTGGACATGGCGTTTTCCAAAAGCCCGTACCCCATCATCTGGGCGGTGTCGAGCAACGGCAAGCTGCTGGGCCTGACCTACGTGCCTGAGCAGCAGATCGGCGCCTGGCACCAGCACGACACCGATGGCCTGTTCGAGTCGGTGTGCGTGGTGGCTGAGGGCGCCGAGGACGTGCTCTATGCCGTGGTCAAACGCACGATCAACGGCGCCACCAAGCGCTATGTCGAGCGCATGCGGCCGCGCGCCAGCACGCTGGAGGATGCGTTCCACGTCGACTCGGGCCTGACCTACGTCGGCGTGCCGGCCAC